CTAAATATTCTTAGACCTGCCGGAAAACAAGTATACATAAAGCATGATCTGAGAAAAGCGGCAACAGGCGTTGAACTATACAGAAATGAAGGTTTGCCGGATGAACACAATGTGACATGGACATAGAAAACGATTTCGGATTAGATTACGATTTTGAACTGGATCCGCTGGACGATGACGATGCATCGTATCATGACAGGGGCAAGCGCCCGGAACAGCCCATGCGCGCCAGTTCGTACCGTGGTACGCCTGCGATTCGCGCTAAACGATATTCGTCAGAACGCCAGATTGAGGAAACATGCGGGTTTGAAATAGCAGACGGCGAATCGTTGCATGTCATCTCACAAGGCGATATCGACAGTCTTACTTTCCTGCGCTGGATAATCCGCCAACAGCGGCTTGATTACTGCCTGATATCGTCATGGTGTATCGGTGCTGACGACTGTGATGAAATCCTTGGCTGGATAAAATCCGGGCGCATCGGCAAGTGTGACATATACGTAGGTGAAATCTTCAAAGGCACGTATCGACTCATATGGGATCGGCTGTGCGAAGAATTTCAGAAATTGAAATGCGGGCGGATATGCCTATTTCGTAATCATGCAAAAGTAATGGCCGGTATCGGCGCCTGGCCTTTTGTAATCGAATCATCGGCGAACATCAACACAAACCCGCGATCCGAAAACACCGTCATTACACGAGATGACGGACTCTACCAGTTTTACAAAGACTTTTACGACAAGATAATATTCTTCGAAAAGAATTTTCAGGATTGGAAACCATGGAGGTAAGTATGACAAAAAGGAAAGTAGTACAACTGATTCCAGCCCCAAAAGGAATAGTTGCTGAGTACAAAACAAAAAATGGAATAATTAAAACACCTATTGTATTTATTGCACTCGAAGAAGTATCGGACGATCAAGGGTTTGTGTGTAATTGTATAAATGCCGTAGATATTGATGCGCACGGGTGTTTACAGATTGTGGGCTGTATAGACAATTTAAAGAGAATCACATATCCCGGATTTGACAGTTTACCCAAATCTGATACGGATATTATATTGGGTACAATAACACGATATGAGGATGAAGCTAATGCATGAAATAAAAACAATATGCGCGAATAATGTGACAATAAAACGTAAAAGCGAAAAATACGGCGACTCACATTTGTACATATATCATATAATGGGTCTTTCTGAACGCAGGAGTATATATCAGGGCAAAGCGACCTATATATTAGAAAGAATGAGTGATGCGGGTAAATATGTGCGTAAAATCGCGCTGTGTAGGTTATGGCTGCCCTATGGGAAATGGACATTTGCAAATGGTCGGGAAATATTATTCAATCGTCATTATGAGCCAATATTCGAACGAACAAATGGCAATAGTGCCATAATAGCGAATCACGATGAATATGTAAAAGATATACAGAAAGAAGAATGGTATTATGATGATAGCTGTGTACCTTGTAATAATAAAAGGACGTTTAACAAATGTCTAAAAGTCTTACGTGAATTCGGAATAGACATAATTGATATTTCGAAATGTAACTATATTCTAGAAAGGATAAATACAGCAAATGTGGAAGCATGAAATAATATATGATTTACAAGACTATACTACAAGAGAATCTAAAACGGACTTTTCTGAGTATAGTGCCTTATGTAGATCGCTTATAGAAAATTCAATACATATCCATGCTGGCGAATGGAGAAACTATACACAAGGCATGATTGGAAAATCGATAAATAATTATGAAATGTCACCGTTGCCTTACAATAATATTTTATTAACATATCAATGCGAAGGCCATAGATACGGAACAATAATATATAAAAAACCTGAATGGGATGGAATTAAGATAGTATTACTACGTTATCATAAAGGAGACATTAATAAATGGATTCCATATCATTATTATGGGATAATAGACACAGCACCCGGAACGAATAATAAAATGACTGCTGTTGTTGTATCCCGCGCAATTGCAAAGGATGTAACCAAAGATGAAGAAGATAAAATATACAAAACATTATCATCGCGCATGGGTTTTATACATGCTGTTCTAGTCGTACTCAACTGCAAAAACATATCCTTGCAGCCAATAGACCCGCCCGAAAGGCTAAACAAGAAACGCCTGAAAAATGGCAAACTGCCCTTATACCGATACCACGTGCTGACGATAGACGTGAGTAAAGCCCGAAAGCTTGCTGGCAAAGCGCCTATTCAGAATGTTGGAATCATGCCAGTCCATCTATGCCGTGGGCATTTTAAAGAGTACACAGCGGAAAAGCCGCTGTTTGGACATATAACAGGGCGATTCTGGTGGCAACCGTTCGCCAGAGGAAAAACAAAGAACGGCATCATAGCCAAGGATTATGAAATCAAAACGGAGTAAGCATGGAAAAGAAATTCTACAGGCCGGATGAAGTGGCGAGAAGGCTTTCAATAAGTAAAATGACAGTGTACAGGTTGATTAAAAATAAAATGCTGCCTGCCTGTAAAATCGGGAGAATATACCGCATTCCATGTGAAGCACTGGAAAGATTAATGCCCATGTATCATGTTTCTCAAAAATAACTGTCAAGCAATATATCCATGTGATTATGTTACATGTGTATACTACAGTAAACTACTGTTACAGTATTTGTATCATATTGACAAATTGATGTTTTAATTTCAAAAAAATCGTTTACCGTTGCTTTATGTATACACCGACTGAGCAACGGCACATCCCAAAAGCTCCTTCATACCGCCGCTTATCAGCGGCCAGGCAAGGCTACGGTCGCCGCTGGCAAGAAGCAAGAAAACACTTCCTGAGAAATAATCCCCTGTGCGTTGTTTGCAAGCGTGAAGGTGTTACCACCTTGGCTACGCATGTTGATCACATCAAGCCGCATCGTGGCGACATGAAACTATTCTGGAATAGAAACAACTGGCAGCCGCTTTGCGCAAGTTGTCATTCAAATAAAACTAATCGCGAAGACGGCGGCTTTGGAAACATAACAGCGGTCGCTAAAGCAATATTTAATAAGAAGTATAAAGCTTTTGGAAACATTTACCTCGGTGATAACAACACCGGGGGGGGTATTCAAAATTTGAAAAGGTAATTGTACGTAGAACGGGCGCGTCCTCCTATATAGGGTTCCGCTAAACAAAAAACAGGAGTTAAACTTTTGACAGGCCGTAAGCCGATACCGGTACATCTAAAATTATTAACGGGGAATCCTGGCAAACGTGCGATTAATCACAACGAACCGAAGCCAGACAGCAAAGCGCCGCCGATGCCCAGCGTTCTTGATCCTGTGGCCCAAGAGCACTGGAAATATCTTACCGGCGAACTTGAAAAAATGGGGATTTTGGGATCAAGCGACACCGGGATCATAACTGCGGCGTGTGATGCGTATTCGAGATGGTTTCGTGCGACTGAACGTTTAAAAGAACAGGCTGAAACATCCAAGTCCGGTTATGCCGAGGTAATAAAAACCAAGTCAGGAAATTGGATTCAGAATCCGCATGTTGGCATAGCAAATAAGGCGCGGAATGACTTATTCAGATATTGTTCAGAACTTGGATTAACGCCGACTTCACGGGCGCGGATAACCGTTGAAAAGCCGATTTCACAAAGCATAGTGGACAAGTTGGGATTGGGTTAATGTGCAGAAGAACAGCAAGGCAGATTACGCGGTACAATTTTTTGAGCGGCGGCTTACACATACAAAAGGCGCATACGCCCGAAAGCCGTTTAAGCTCCTGCCGTTCCAGGAAAGCATTATCCGTGCCCTGTTCGGGACGCTCAAACCGAACGGAAAGCGCCGCTATAACACTGCATATGTCGAGCTGGCAAAAAAAAATGGCAAATCTGAACTTGGTGCGGGCATTGCGCTTGCCGGTCTTTTGCTTGATGAAGAACCGGGTGCGGAGATTTATTCAGCGGCGTCAACAAGGGATCAGGCATCTATTGTTTTTAAGGTCGCTGCGCAAATGGTACGTCAAGACGCCGTGCTTAGCAGCATGTGCAAAATCCTGGACAGCACGAAAACCATCTACCTCAAAAACGATCCAAACTGTTTTTACAAGGCTATCAGCGCGGAAGCGGGCATCCAGGACGGCATTAACCCGCACATGGTCATTTTCGATGAACTCCACAGGCAAAAAAGCCGCGATTTGTGGGACATTTTCCGATATGGCAGCCCTGCAAGGGAGCAACCTTTGCTTTTCGCAATCACAACCGCAGGCGTTATCGGCGAATCTCCGATCTGTGAAGAACAGCACGAATACGCCCGCCGGATTCTGGATGGGCTTTACAGCGATCCAAGCTATTACCCATGTATCTACGGACTCGACCAAAGCGAAGATTGGACGGTTGAAGGTAAACCGGCAAAGGGGAATAAACCGGCAACAGGTTGGTACAAGGCCAATCCAGCTCTTGGGGAGTTTTTGCCTCTTGATCGAATTAGGCAGGAATTTACAGAGGCGCTTGAAATGCCTACTCAACAGAACAGTTTCCGCCGTTTTCGACTTAATCAATGGGTCGGTCAAGAAACACGCTTCATTCCGATGGAAGATTGGAAAGCTTGCGGCGATCCGTTCAATCACGGCGATTTTGTCGGCTGCGAATGTTTTGCAGGGCTTGACCTTTCGACATCGCGCGATCTTACGGCGTTTGTCCTGTTGTTTATGCGGGATGATTGCGTCTATGTCGTACCGCATTTGTTCATTCCAGGCGACGAAATACACAAACGCGCGAAGGCTGATAACGTGCCTTACGATCTTTGGGTTACACAGGGGTTTTTGCATATCACGCCCGGAAATCAGGTGGATTACGGGTTTATCCGGCAAACGATCAATGACCTTGGTCGGCTGTACAACATAAAGGAAATCGCATATGACCCGTGGGGCGCAAACAAGCTCGCCATTGAACTCAAAGGCGACGGATTTGAAATGTCTGAAATCCGCCAAGGCTACAAATCGCTCAGCGAACCGACATCAGAATTATTGTCATTGGTACGAAGCGGGAAATTGCGACATGGCGGCCATCCTGTCCTGTCATGGATGGCGGATTGTATGACAGTGACACAAGACCCAGCCGGGAACATAAAGCCGGTAAAGGTACACCGTTTGCAAAGCAAAAAGCGGATTGACGGCATTGCGGCAACGATAAACGCATTGTCGCTGATTATTTCTAAATCCAGCCAGGCGCAGGAGAAGAAATACATTTATGACGCGATATAAGGAGATCTATGGAAAATAGGGCATATGGCACATTTGAAATAAAGTCGGTCGATGAAGACAAGCGAATCATTGAGGGAATCGCTTCCACACCGGCGGTAGACCGCGACCGAGACGTGATCGAGACAGACGGTATGGAATTCAAACTTCCCTTGCCGCTGCTGTGGCAGCATCGCGCGGATACTCCCATTGGAACCGTTGTAACGGCTAAAGTCACGTCAAAAGGGCTGTTGATTAAGTGTCAGATCGCCGCCGCGGAAGTTGACAAGCGGATAGAAAGCGCCTGGCGAATGATAAAAGCGGGCCTGGTTCGCGGTTTTTCAATCGGGTTCCGTCCGCTCGCGCATGTATGGAACGATGAACGCAGCGGCATCGATTTCAAGCGCGTGGAAGTTTTAGAAGTATCCGCCGTGACCATCCCGGCGAACGCAGACGCAACAATCACAACTATTAAATCAGTCTGCCTTGAGGAGCTATCCGCGATCGGAACTAAAGCTCACAAGGCGGTTTATATTGAC